TCTAAGTCTGAGAAATCTAAGTCACTCAAATACTTATTAGAGATGTCAGTAAAGAATGTACCTCTATCCTCCTTAATCAATACCTCATACTCCACCATCTGCTCATAGGCTGATGTGAGCTGTGACTTCTTAATGTTAATGAGCTGAAGAGTTGCATTAGTCATAACAGGGATACCATCCTGAATAACATCACAGCTAGTGAGCGTATTAATATTAAAAGTGCCAGCTTGAATGTTTACATCATAGTAATGATTGAGCAGAGTATTGTTATTGTTATTGCCTACTAGAGTAATGGTCTTACTAAAGTTACCTGTTCTCTTAGATATATCTCTGATATCTCCTACACTAAAGTTCAGAGGGAATGATGTACCCTCTTTGACATCTAGGTATCCTGTGCTAAGTTGTATCCTAACCATTGATTGGAGTATTAAGAGCTAGCTTAATAGTAACCGATTGCTTAATTAGTATTTTATTTCGCTGTCTAAAGTTCTCAAATCCTGTAGCCTCTACAGTGCAGGCATGATATAGACTTGTTTCAGGGTTAAAGTAGAATGCTTGAGGAGATGTCAGTAGCTCCTGGAATCTATTAGCATTGTATTGGTCCATCCAATTAGTATTCAAGTCTAAGCTATAAGATACATTAGTGTTATAAGTTCTGTTACCTATAGCATCAGAGTTATACTGCCACTCAGCATTGTGTACATATCCATCTATATGCTGATTATACATCTCTCTAGTTATCTGCCCTTTCTCATAGGTCCTTAATTGAAAGTTAAAAGACTGCCATGATCCCATTCTATCTAGGTAGAAAACCTGATTGTATTCATTGATAGGACATCTATCATCATACTGAAAGTAATATCTAAATACAGAGCCATTATCTCCTGTTATCTCTACATAAAAATCTTGATTTATATTATTTTGAATATCCCATACAGCAACATTATATAAACCATCTGCACCAGCAAGACCATTACTAGATAATACATTATCACCTACAGTAGTATAATAGGTTACATCATAAGTCACTCCACTATATATTCTACACATTATATAGTATTGAAAATTCTGATATAAACTTTTATAAAAAAGAGCAGCATTAGTAGCACTACTAGGAAAAGCATTACTGCCTAATGATGTCAGGGCATAACTAGGATCTGTATCTCCTAAATAATCTGCAGATGGGAATAATCCCTGAGCATAGATGCCTAAGCTATAAGCTCCATTGAATACCTCCTTGTTAGTTATCAGCTCATCATTCAATACCTGAGTCTTTCTTAAATCTGCATAGGTTACAGTGCCATTGATAGTATCATCAGTAATAGTAGACCAAAGTACATTGACAGTAAACTGATTAGCATTATCTACAGTAATAACAGTATGCAATCCCTCTAATGCAGGATTAGCTAATCCACCATCTGCCTGTACAATAAGTACCTGATCTCCTACTTGAAAGCCATGAGCTGTGTATTCAATTAAGGTATTCAATCCATCAGGTGCTAAGTCATCTGTATACAGTATATTATCTATATACTCATAGCCTAAGTCTACATCATATTGATACCATGACTCATTGGCTTGACCTGATTCAAACTTCCATGTTACCAATGACTGCATCAATCTACTTATATCCTGCTCACCATACCCTGTACTGAATACAGGTAGCACTCTATATTGAGCTACTACATTGGCAGGGATGTGAGATCCTGCTGCAGGATAGATGGTGAAGATGTATCTAAAGCCAGGCTCATTCTTATTAGTGTTATCTATGATATACTTAATAGGATTGTAAGCAGGCATTAACTGAGCAGGCTGTGCTATGATTGTAGTAGTGCTAGGCATATTATAGTCCTCCGTCAGTTATGGTCCATAATGCTGTACCTGTTAATACTAATCTTCCTGCTGTAGCAGCTGCTGTATATTTTGCAGTTCCAAATGATATGTCTAAACCTGACTGTACTGCTTGTGTACTCCACCCATTATAGATTGCGTTAAGATTAGTAGTAGAGAAAGTTGCAGGTGTTTTGCCATCCATAAATCCTGCAAAGTCTTGAACATTTGCTACATCCCAAGTCCCTATGTTTTGATTAAATGCAGTGGCATTTTGAAACATCCCACTCATACCTGTAACTGATGAAGTATCCCAATTTCCTATGTTTTGATTAAATGCAGTAGCTCCACTAAACATAAAACTTACTCTATCAAATGCTCCTGTATTCCAAGAACTTATGTTTTGATTAAATACTTCTGCTCCTTCAAACATACTTCTCGTATCTGTAACTGCTGAAGTGTCAAAACTTAATGCTTGATTAAATGAAGTGCAATTATAAAACATACTATTCATACTGTCAATAACAGAAGTGTCAAATGATAACGCTTGATTAAATGCAGTGCATCCGAAAAACATCTCAGCCATAGTTGTAATTGCTGAAGTGTCCCAAGAATTTATATTATTAATTGTAGTTAAAGAAGTACAGTCAAAAAACAAGCCAGCTAATACAGTCACCCCTGTTAAATCTAAAGTATCTGAAACTGAAGATAAATCTAAGTTAGGACAAGCATAAAAATTATAACCTGTGTTCTCAGGACCTAACTGAAGCTGTCCCCAATTTACTACCGAAGTAATATATGTTGAGCCACCATAATTACCAAAATACCAACCTGTGCAATCTCCATCTATTATAACTGTATAAGTTCCTGCTGTTGCGTAAGTGTGAGTATTTATAGTACCATCATTGACATCTGTATTACCATCACCCCAATCAATAGTTCCTGTATAAGTTCCTGTACCATAAGGTAAAGCAATTTCCTCACTATTAGCTGTTGTAGTCCATTCAGTAGTGAATAGAACAGGAGTAGCTGTAATAGCCTCCCATGCCTCCATCCAATTACCATTGACAGGCTCACTGCCTCCTAGTATTAAGACTATATCCTGAAGATAGTCAGTAGATGAATCAGGATACCCTCCTGATGCAGTTAGTATGTCAGCCATTATATCAGTAGAGGTTGCTAGGTCTACTCCTATTGCTTCTGCTATGCCATTAAGGTAACTGCCATTGACAAGACCTGCACCATAATTCTCTGCTATTTTTTTTAGTGTATCACTCATAACTATATTACATTAAAGTTGCTTTTTGTTTAGAACGAATAATAGGAGTCATCAGTGTAATACTCCTGCCTTATGTAAGTGGTAGCATATCGGATAGCATCCATAGCATCATCATATAATTTAACAGGCTCATCCATAATCTGATCACCTATCTTCTTCCACTTATAATTCTCATACTCTTTCATTATCTGCTTATCCTCCTGACAGAATACTCCAAAGGTCTTTATGTTATCTATGCCTTTCTTAACTACCTTGTTAGCATTATGCACATCATACCCTGCAGTATTCATCTCGGCAATTATCTCAGGTCTTGAGTAGTCAGCCATTATCTCTATGTGCTTATCCACATTCAATGCATCCATCTTCTCTATCAGCTGAGTAGTGGTGAGGTAGCTCTCATAGATAATCTTCTCAATGAAGATATCATTGTCACAGTAGTAGACTCTGACTAGAGCTGTAGGGTGATTGTATCCAAAGTCTAAGCCCATTACATACTTAACGAACTTAACAGGTCTATGAGCTATAAAGGTCCAATTAGAATAGATGTTACTCTTACTGATAGCTTTCTCACCTAGAGCATATATCTGATACATTGCCTCATCAGTTCTCTTCAAGTCCTCTATCTGCTTCTTAATGCTATCAGGTAGGAATGGATTATCTCGGTAGGTAGACTTAATTAGGATGCTCTCCTCAGTTGGTAGGTCATAGAGCCAGGAGGATGACTCAGATGGATTGTAGTCAAAGATTAGCTTGTCTTCTGTTCTCATGTTAAGCTGAGTAAAGTCATCATAGAATAACTCATTAGCCTCATTGCACCATGCCACATCTCTCTTCCTACCTCTTATCTTTTGCTCATCATCTACACTAAAGAACTCTACTATTGAGCCATTAGGGAATGAGTAGATATGCTCTGACTTGTTATGATTGCTAACCTCATAGATGTCCATGCTCTTCATGATCTCTAGAAAGTCTCTCATCACTGTAGCTCTAAGTGCAGGGAATGTCTTACGAATGATTGACACTACCTTATTCTTATTCTGATAGCAGTAGACTATTAGCATCTGACAAAGGCTGTAGGTCTTAGAGCTTCTACTCCCACCCTCATTGATAATGAATCTTAGTGCAGGATCAGTGAGAGCTGCATAGTTCTTCTGAAATATAACTGTACTATCTATCTCCATTGGCATAAGCATAAGCATAGGCTAGCATCTCCATCTGCCTACTATCACTGATAATTGCTATCCTGTTTATCTTTACAGGCACTCCTTTCTTAGAATAGATGTAAGCCTCAACAGCTTGACACATCATCTCAATCCTTTGCACTAGTAATGATGTTCACCTTAATCTCAGAGATGTCCTTACCATTGGTAGTGATGTCTGATTTCTCAGTTAGGTTGTTTAGTCTCTGAGTTATGGATGGATTGTATTGACCAACCATGCCGCCATTAATTTGGTCCTGACGAATCTCTCTCCTTATATGCGTACAGACAACCTTATATTCTGAATATCTATCTCCTGAGTTATCAAAATAGTTATGGATATCACCATACTCTTTAAATGCCCATACCTCAAATCCATCTAATGTCAAAGGTACTTCTAAAGGTATAGCTACTATCTCTCCTGTCTTATTAGATAAGCTGTAAGAATGTCTAGGATTGTCTTTAACTTTCTTTTTATATATAGCCCAAAGCTCCATCATTTGCTCAGGGGATTCTAATGTTCTCGGTCTACCTGCCATTATCCTTGTCTTGTATAAAGTTTCTTATAATTCTTACTTGATTTCAGCTTAGAGGTCTTACTCTTAGCATGAACACCTGGTCTCTTTACCTTAGGCTTTCTGCAGAATGATACACTACTCTGCTTCTGTGCCATCCTCCTCAGTTTCTACAGTAGGCTCATCTACTACAGGAGTAGGTATTGGTCCTTTGACTGCTTTATACTTTACTACTTTTGGCTCAGATACTGTAGGCTCTTCAAACATATAGCCTAATCCTATAGATACAAAGTAATCATATCTATTAGCATCTAAAGTAATCCTGTTACCTTTGTGGGAGATCTTAGCTCCTATGTACTCATCTTTAATTTTCATCTCTTAGGTTTTTTAAATCGGTTTTTATTTCTTGTATCCAATAGTGAGCAGATGTAACAGGTATCTTAAAATATTCTGCCATTGCTCTAGCTGTACTGTATCCTTTGTCAAAATAAGTCTGAAAGACTATCAGCTTAATTCTATCTGTAATCCTCCCTCTATATGTCTCTATCACTGCCATGTTATCCTGATACTGCATATCTTCTCGTATCTTATCGTATAAGTCCGTATCATCATCCATCACTATAGGCATAGTACTATCAGTAGCTGTCACTTTCTCCTGCCTATTAGTTAGTGATGTAGACCATAGGATCTGCATCTTAATAGTATTTAATAGATATGCTTTCACCTTACCTGGATCAGTTACCTCTATATCTATATTACATAAATATAAAAAAGAGTTATTTATTACAGCATCAGCTGAAATAGTAGACTTCATTCTTACTAGAAAATAGTTAGTATATTTCCTTATCTCTTTGTAGTGAGCTGCTATATATTGGTCAAGTATAGGTCTCATACCATTGTCTAAAATCCTTATACCATATCTTTCTCCTTACACTACTACAAAAACATTCTTTATCAGGAGTATTTGTCAGTCTTACTTTAATAGGCTTGAGTTTTAATAAGTGAATCTTATAAGACTGTTCTATCTCAGGCAGATTAAATACCTGTTGTATTATTACTTGCTCAGCTTCAGTAAACATTCCTGTAATATAAACGATAATAGAGCTACAATAGTTGCTTCAATAAAGGACCAGGTGCATAATAATGTTAGCCAAAAAGATACACATTTAATACAGCTAGCAGATGAGTGTAGATATAATGATAGATTGCTAAACTTAATTTTTCTAAAGATTGAGTCAATCAGTAGCTGTAATGGCTCAAAATTTACAAGAAACCATGATATTGCAATATAGGTTAGTATGTTCATAGGTGTAAAAATAACAAACTAAACTATTATAATTAGAAAAAAAAACTTTTTTTTATTAACAATAAATATCTTATAAATTTTCTTTGCTTATAAAATTATCTATTTTTTTTAATGTTGACAGCGAAACGTCTTTGCCTTCTAGAAAGTTTGTAAGTTGAAAAAAATGAAACTTATTCCCATTCCCCTGTATTTCTTTAACAATTTTATTTCGCGTTTTTAACCCTAAAAGTTTATTTACTTCAGCCCTTAATTGTTCGTCCTGTATTAACATAATTAAAATGGTAAGTCATCGTTATCGAAATTGCTTTCGTGTATAATTGTTTGCTTTAATGTTCCTGTAATTTGCGGCTCATTTTTTACAAATGGTTCGCTAAAGCTTGCACTAAAATAGTTAACTCCTTTTGCTGAAGTCTTTACCCATAATGCTACTTCCATTTCTTTGCCATTTACTAAAACCTTCCCTTTATAGTCCGGGTGGTTTTCTGCTTTTTTGTTGTCGTTTTTAAAAATTGCTCCTGAATTGTTTCTTTGTTCCATTTTTATTTTTGTTTATATTGTTTAAATTTTTCCTCTCCCTGTAAATATTTGACATTTTATTACTTCTTTGTTTATGAAACAAAAGTAGTTCCATAGTTTTTTAATTTGCACTTTCATATTGCCCAAGTTATAAATTTCACAAAACCTACGATTGCAAAAGTGTAAACTAAAATTGTAATAACTGTTGCTAATGTTTTTTTTTTCATATTTTTATATTGTTTTCGTTAATAAATTCTTGTAGCTTTTCTCTTACCGCAAACATTTCTTCTTTGCCGTTGTATTTATATTCACTTCTTAACCATTGGTCAAACTCAAATAGTGCCAAATAATAATATAAGCCGTTGTTTGCAAAGTCGTATTCGTCTTTGTCTTCAGGTAAATTAAATTCAAGTATTGCTTTCATATTGTTTCTATTAAATTCTTAAAATAAATTCTTGCCTCCTCTACTTTGTTTTGTATCTCCCAAATTACTGTTTCGTCTCGTTCAACTTTAAAGACTTTTACTTTACTTAGGTCCGGTAAATGATCAAAGTTATGCTTTTTTTCTACATACTCTCTAATTTCTAGATCTTCGTCAATTTTAAAATGTTTCCAGTGTTCTCGCCTTACTTCATCTTCAACTATCTCTATCGGGGTATTGACTAAACAATAACAAAGCAATGCCTCAGTTTTACCCGTCAGCCATAAATATCCCTGTAATTGATAAAAATAAGCAGAATTTGGTATTTCATCCTCAAAAAATGGGAAGGTGTGTGCTTCATAACTACATTTAACATCAAGTAAAATTTCATCTGTGTTCACGTCAGGTGTTCCTGTAATCCAATTGTTATTAAAATGCTCTTCGTTTTTAAATATAAATCCTAAGCCTAAAACATCATTAACTAAAGTAATTGCTTTGTCCTCACACTGTATGCCTTTGTCAGTATATTTACTTGAAAATTCTTTTTTAATTCCATATTTATGCTCTAAAACAAGTTCTTGGATGTAAGACTTTGCCGTCTTGCTTAATGTTTCAGCTTTAGAACGAGGGGCAGTCATCAACTTGCCCAAAGCAGAGCAGCGTATTTTTAACATAATAATAAGGCTTTGATTTGTACTTCTGTTAACTCAAAACCATTTTTAAGTTGATCTACTGTATACTTGCCATTTTGTATAGCTACAAGCGCCTCTTCAAATCTTTTATTGTCTATTAATGGTTTCTTTGGTTCAACTTTTATTTGTTCGCCAGAAGCGTCAGTATCTTTATCCGTGACTAAACCAAGCATACTACTTAAAGAATAACGACGTAAGTAGGTAATCGCACTTCCTAAAACTTGAAACTCGTTCATTCCTTTTAAAATTACCCCCTGAGGAATATCAATTTTGCTTTCAATACTTTCACCACTTTCTATATGAAATAAACAAGTTGCTATTTGTGTGCCGTTAATTAATTGAGTAAATCCTAATCCATGTTTTTTTAAAAGTGGATTAATAACTTCAAAGATTTTTGGAAGATCAGCGTATGTGTAACCATAACCTTGTGTTGCTTTGTGAACAACAGGAACTTCTTGTTGAAAATCTGCTAATGCTTTAAATAAATGTTTCATAGTGTTAGTTTTTGTTTGTTATTAATTATATTCAAATATACAGCCTTTTTATATATAAATCTAATTAATTTAAAAAAAGTTATTAACAATTTAATTTTAATTACTTTAATTTTTGTTTATAAACCTTAATTAATTCTTTTAATTCGTCCTTTGTCCATTTTTTCGTCTCATGTGCAATTGCTTGAAGCTCCATTAATCTTTGCGATCCTATTCTTTCTTTTATACCTATTTGATAGTTTAACAGATTACCACTTAAATAAGTGTTACAGTGCTCACATTGTAAATGGCAATTGTCCTCGTTAAATCGAACATTAGAATGTCCCCCCTGTGAATAGTAGTGGCCAGCATTTTCTTTTTTAGGTAGTTTATTGCAACTAATGCAATTTAGCCCGGCATCTCTTTGACGTATAAACTTATTAAAAACCTGTTGAGCGATCTTTAAATAATCATTTGAGGTCTTTAAATTTTCAATTAACTTTTTTTTCTTTTTTAACCATTCTTTTTCTTTCTGTATTTCTACCATTGCTTTTATACATTCGTTTTTTAAACAAAACTTTTGTAGTGCGCTGAACGGTGTAAATTCTACTTTGCAGTTAAAACATTTTTTAGCTCTTGTTTTCAAAGTTCGGCATTGTTATACTCTATTATTTTTTTTAGGTCTTTTACATCCTGCTTCAACTCTAAATTTAAATGCTGAAGATCAAAATTAATTTGTCTTGTTGCCCTAAATTCTTTTTCTAAAGTTTGATAAACAGCCATTGCCCGGGTAATTTCTATTAAAGACTGTTGCATAGAAGTTATTAAATCAGTTCTATTTGGATGTTTTGTTTTTATGTCCTCAATACTTATTTTTAATTTTAAACAAGTATGATTAAGATTAATTCTGCTGCTTAATAGTTCAAGTTCCATTTTAAAAAATTGTTTTTAATTTATTTTCTTGTTTTGGTCTATAGTTTTTTATTGCATCATTACCATAAATAGTAAATCCTAAACCATAATTATATTCACAATAAACAGGATCATTCAGCCCTGTATGCTTACCGCCTGTGTCTATGTCTTTTATTTTTTCAGTAGAAACCCAAGTTACAAATTTCATAACATCATGCTTTATTAGCCGATGTATAACAATCATGTCATCGCATCGATTTGTAAAAGACTTACCCCCTTCAATATGATCTTTTAGTGGAGCCTTTAAATGCCCCTTAAAATCTCCTTCAGTATAAATATTTGAGCTTCTACCGCTTTCAGTATTTGGATGAGTGTTTATGTATATCGTCATTCCTGTTTTGTTTACAAATTGTCTTGCTGCATTCATAAAATTATAGTTGCCCTCATAAGTCATATTTCTGTCAAGACCTGTAAATGGATCTATTAGTGCAACGTCTGCTTCACTCTCTTCAAAAATTTTAAACAGCTCCTCCGGCTTATATAAACGATCATTTTTAACAAATGTAAAGTATTGTTCTAAATATGTTGAGTAGTTTCTTATTTCTTCGTGGCTTAATTGTTTAAAATTTATGCCTGCATACATCTGAACTAAGTCCCGTAAAATTTGGCCATGTTGATTTTCGCCACTCCAAATAATAAATTTCAATTTATGCTTTAAAGCAAGAGTCAAAAAATACCAATTTATAAAATAAGTCTTTCCAACGTTGTCATGACCTAAAATTATACAAACTTGTTTTCTTTTAAATCTTATAAATTCATCTAAACCGTTGCCAATCTCTAAACCATGCTTTATATTCCCATCTCTGTAGTTTAATAAGTACTCAAGAGCGGATCCTTTATTATTTAATAAGTCCATGTTTTCTAGCTTTTAATTCTTCAGGCGAAATACCCTTGGAAGTTGGTTCGTTTTTTTGTAGCCACTTAATAGCTGTTAAATATAAACTTTTGTATTTTGTATTTCCTTTATAATTTTCAATGTCGTTTAAAATATTTTCAATTTGAGAAATATTATAAGTTTCTAATAACTTTTTTACTTCAGTTTCAGTAATAAATAAATGCCCAAAATGTCTATATATATTTTTATTATCTTTATTTACATTATTGTTAGTGGTTGTTTGATGGTTGTTTATTGGTTGTTCAATGGTTATTTCGTTGGTTGTTAGTTGATATTTTTTATAATTAACTATTTCAATAACAGTGCCTTGCGGGCTAGTTTCAATGGTTATTTCGTTGGTTAATTTTAGTTTGCTTAAAGCTGTCCTAATTTGTTGAACAGTAAGCTTAGTTTGTCTAGCTAAAATATCTCTTCCAGTTACAATAGTTCCAACCTTTACAACTATTCCTTTATACTTTTTTTCTTTATGATTTGCCATTAAAAGCAAAGTAATAAAAACAATAAAAGTATTTTTGTCTTCAAACCATTCCCAATCTGTAATCTTTCTATGCAATTTAATCCATCCACTCATATAAATAATTTTTGTTGAAAAAGATCGCTAATATATAAAAAACATTTTTTATCCTCTATAAATGATTTTTTCAGTTTAATAAGGACTTCTTCTTTTTTACAGATAGGCTCAATATAAGCATACTCTTCATCTAATTGAATAAAAACGTACAGCTCACTGTTTAAGTATCCCCCAGCGGCCTCTAAATCGCAATTAAACGTGTATGTTTTAGCCTTAGTTGCTTTGACTTGATAAGTATAGCCTTTATGATCAGCAAAATCTATTTTTTGAAAGTCTCGATCGGCTGACTGTTTAAACAATGGCTCATCAGCATAATTGTATTTAAACCATAATTCAAATATTTTTTCGCCTATTGATCCTGTTGATTCGTTTTTAATCTCTGAAGGTATTTTAACCTTTGCTAAATATGTTCTCATAAGTTTTCTTTTATAAATGTTCCATTAATCATTTGACCGTTTCTTTTTGCAATAACCTCATAAGCAGAATTTATGCAATCTTCAATACTTGTGCCATTAAAATAAGCTATTGATGTTAAAACAACAACACAATCTCCAATGGCATCAATTATTTCTTCACTATCATTATTTATAATAGCTTTAGCAAGTTCTCCCGCCTCTTCTTGAAATTTTACATATTGTGTTTTAATATCACCTTTTGATAAAATTCCTTTTTCTTTTGCCCATATTCTAACAGGCTCAAATTCATTAATTAGTTTCATATTTTTTATTTTATAACGTTAACAATCAATCTTGAGTGGTATTCATAATTTTCAATCTTCATTTCATCAAACTTAAATTTTGTAAAATTGGTACAAGAAATTAATGTAGGCAGTTTTAACTTTTCTCTATTGCAATATATAGCAGCAGAACTTACATGATCCTCATAAACATGAGCATTAGCGGCATTTATAATAACCTCATTTGCTTTTAAATTAAACTCATTTGCAAAAGAAGATAAAATTGAGGCATACATTACAAAGTCATACGGTAGCCCAATAAACAAATCTAAAGACCGCATTGACACCACAACATCAACCATATCATTAGCAATAACAAATTGAAAAGCATAATGACAAGGAGGAAGCACCATATTTTGTAATTGACTAGGATTCCACATTGTAAACAACAATCTTCTTGAATGCTTATTTAATCTAAAGTCATTTAAAATATTTGTTATTTGATTAACCCCGTTAAAATTATTTAATTGATGGCCATAAACAGGTCCTAAATTACCATTATCATCTGCCCATTGATCCCAAATATGCACTTTATTATCATTTAAAAATTTTATATTAGATTGGCCTGATAACAGCCACTCAGTTTCAACAAAGCAAGATCTTGGGAATATTTGCTTTCCAGTAACAACCGGGAATCCATCATTTAAATTTGCTCTAATTTGAGCCGCTGTTATTTGACGCACTCTACCATTTCTACCATTTACTTTAATTCCTGTTTTCATACAGTTTGACATTACTGTTGAATACATTTGCTCAAAATTGCTCATACAAATTATTTAAATCGTTTAAATCATTTAAAGAAGCCATATAAGCAATTGCATCTAGCAAGTTATCTTCTTTATGAGCATTCGCTTGTCTAGCCAATTTTAAAGCAATTAATATGTTATAACAGTCTTTTATAGTTATAACTTTATTTGACATCTCTGAGGCGATGTTTGCCGTTTTTTGCATGCAAGCATGAAAGTCTCCATACATACGATCTTTTTCTTCACTTCTCAAATAAACAATGTTATTTGCTTTTTCTAAAATATTCATAGTTAAATTTTAAAATTAATAATATATGCAAATATAAACAAAAATTGTATTAAATAACAATTAGTAAAAATTATTTTTTATTTTTGATTGTATTTTCCGCAAGTCAACTAAATTCTTTGCTTCTTTAATTTCACTTTTTAAATTATATTCAACTCGTTTTGGCGCTTGTAAATTTAAAAGCAGTTCATAATATTCATTATCAATTCTTAGCTGTTTGTCATTAACATCAGTTAAATTTTGATAAGTCTTTAAACCGTGCAAAATTGAAGCATGATCCATATTAAATAAACCTCCAATTTTTTTTAAAGTATAGCCTTCTTTTCTAAGAGCATTAAATAAATAAATTTTTCTGTGTATTATTTCCCGTCTTCGGTTTTTCTGTGCAAGTCCGTCTTGTTCTATAATTTCTTTTATTAGTTCTATCATTTTTATAAGTTTTACTTGTTATTTATAAGTTTTATTGTAATAGTCTTCTCCACTAAACCAATATTCGTAATTTCCTTCGTCTTTACTTTTCTTTAATTTGTTTCCGTGTGCTTCAACTATTTGTTGTTTTTCCATTTCTTTGGCTTGTTCAATGTCTTCAATAGTAATAATACTTTTGTTTACATATTGGTCAAATAACCATTCTACTGCCGTCTGTTTCATTTTTCTATTTGTTTAATTTCTAAAATAAGATCATCATTTTTCTGTATGAGCTGCTTAACATGATCAGCATCATAAGCCTCTATAATTCTAGTCACTAACTTTATAGGACCTCCCCAATAGTCAAAGGTCTTAAACACTACTTTATATATCTTCATTGGTATCATTTTTAATCGGCACATCTAAGCCATACATTAAATCAAACATT